ACGGCGTTGGCGGCGCGGAAGGCCTTCTGGCGCTCGGCGGCGTTCGCGTACTTGGCCGGGCGGCCCTTCTTGGCGGTGGCTTCGATCGAGATCGCGGCGGTGTCGAGGAGAGCGGTCATGGTGTCTGCAGGGCTGTTGCGGGGACTAGCGAAGCGCTAGTGTAACCCGGGGTTTTAGCCAGTGCCTGCCGCTCGGCAGATATTTCGTGCAGTGCTGCACGCCAAAGTGACAAAGTGACAGCCTCGCGCGACAAGGATCACCTAGATTTAATGTCGCTTTGTCACTTTCAAAGTATCAAAAGTGACATGAAATCTATACATAGTCCGTGCGCACGCGCACGCGCGGGCACACGCGCACGCGAGGCTGTCGTCGGTCGCGGGCCTTCGGAGCGGCGTAAAGTCGCGGCCATGTCGACTGCACCTAAAACAGGCAAGGACAGGCCACGCGGGCGGCTCACGCAGCCCACCAGCGGGCGCAAGCCTGGGTCGCTCAACAAGGTCACCGTCGAGTTCCGCGAGACCGTGCAGCGGCTGCTGGACGACAACCGCGAGAACGTCGCGAAGTGGATCGCCCAGATCGCCGAGGGTGCGCCCGAGGTCAAGGTGCGTGGCAAGGTCATTCACGCGGCACGCCCGCCAGATCCGAGCGGGGCCCTCTTGCGCCTCTCGATGCTGGCCGACTACGCCGCGCCGAAGTTGTCCCGCACAGAGCAGGTCGGCGAGGGTGGCGGGCCGCTCACGATCGTGATCCGCAAAGAGACATGAATCAGGACACCGAGGCCGATGAGCGGGCCATGCAGACGATCCGCGAGGCGGTCGAGGCCCAGGCCACCCACCTCGATCTCCTCGATTCCGTTACGCGTAACTGCCGGGACGCCTTCGATGACAACGCGTTCCTCGATGGCTTCGAGGCGGGCCTCAAGCCCCTGCTGCTCGATGACGTGCGGGTCTGGGGCGTGGTCGACCAAGACCTGACGCTGTTCTGCCTGGGCCCGGCTCAGGTCACGCTGAACGGCCAGGAGCAGCTCCAGGCGCTCGATCGAACAGCGCTCGGCCTCCTCAAGGGCACGGCGCTGCGCGAGCTGGCCCTGGCCGCCATGGGCGAGGCGGTCGCTCGGCACGAGCGCTGACGATGCACCCGCTCTACGACGACGAGGCCCTGGTCGGCGAGGTGACGCAGCGGCACCTCGACGCAGGGCGCACCGTCTTCCAGCTCTGGCAGGCCGCACCGACCGAGCGCGAGCACTCGGTGACGCTGCTCGACATCGCCGCCCCGCCGCACCGCGCACGCGTGCTCTCGCTCGGCTGCGGCGTCGGCGGCATGGAGCGCTACTGGCAGCTCGTGCGGCCCGACATGCGCTTCACGCTGCAGAACGTCAGCAAGGCGCAGCTCGATCTCTGCCTGTGCGAGGGTGAGCGTGTGCTCGGCGATGCGCAGGCCTTCGTCCACGACTGGGGTGCGCCCGGCTTCGACGTCACCGTGCTGGCGTACATGCTCGGCCATGTGGACGCGGCGGCCACCCTGCGCCGTGCCATCGCGGTCACGCGCGGCACCATCCTCGTGGTCGACGTGTTCGACGTGAGCCCGACGTTTAAACGCCTGCTGCACTACGATCCGCCCTCGGTCTGGCTGTTGCGCAGCCTGGGGTTCCAACACGTCTACCGGCCAGCGGCGTCGTGGTACAGGACGGCGATGGACACGGTGGACGGCACCGAGGAGCAGCGGGCAGCGGTGCTGCAGTCGACGCCGGGCGTGTGGGTGCGGACCATTGGCGAGGGGAGCAGACCATGGCACTGAACAAGCGGCTGACGCACGAGATCGAGGAGCTGGAGCTGGCGGTCGAGGGCTGCGAGCTGGCGGTCGGTGCAGCCGACGGGCTGCACGAGCTGAAGCAGGCCGAGGCGGCCCTGCACTCGGCGCGGAAGGAGCTGGCCGACGCCCTCGACTTCCAGGCCAAGTACAACGAGGCCCTGCGGGCGTTCTCGCGCCGTCCATGACCGAGATCTCGCTGCCTCACGGCTTCACGCCCAGGCCGCCGCAGCGCGAGCTGATGCGCTACTTCGACGGCGGCGGGCTGCGAGCTGCCGCCTGCTGGCCGCGCCGCTTCGGCAAGGACCTGACGATGGTCCATCAGGCCGTGAAGATGGCCTTCGAGCGCCCGGGCATGTACTTCCACATGCTGCCCAACCACAAGCAGGCGCGGAAGGTCATCTGGGACGGGTTCGACAACACCGGGCAGAAGATCATCGACTCGGCGATGCCGCCGAAGATTCGATCGGACACCAACAAGACCGAGATGAAGATCACCCTGAGGAACGGGGCGATCTGGCAGCTCGTCGGCTCGGACTACTACGACAGCTTGGTCGGCGCGAACCCGTTCGGCATCACGATGAGCGAGGCCGCGCTGAACGACCCGAGGGCGTGGCAGATCTTCCGACCGATCCTCGCCGGCAACGGCGGCTGGGCGGCGTTCATCTCTACACCCCGGGGCTACAACCACTTCCACGAGCTGATCAAGATCGCGGCCAGGACGCCGAGCTGGTTCCACTCGCACCTCGGCGTGAAGGACACCAAGCACATCCCCGAGAGCGTGCTGGCCGACGAGCGCCGCGAGATGCCCGACGAGCTGTACCGCCAGGAGTACGAGTGCGACTTCAGCGCGGCCAACGTCGGTGCCGTGTTCGGCCGCTACATCGAGGAGGCCGAGAAGGACGGGCGGATCTGCCCGATCGATCCGCCCGGCATCCACGACGAGGTCTGGGTGACGAGCGACATCGGCTACCGCGACAAGGCGGCCTGGATCTGGTGGAAGCGCATGCGCGGCGGCTTCGAGATCTTCCACTACGACGACGGCAGCGGCATGGACGCCGAGGAGTGGAGCGTGCGGCTCGGCAAGCAGCCGAGGGCCGACGTGCTGGTGCTGCCGCACGACGCCAGGGCGAAGACGTTCCAGTCAAAGCGATCGAGCGTCGAGACCATGCTGCAGAACCGGCCCTGGCCGAACGTCGAGGTGCGTGTAAACGCCGTGCGGAAGAAGCAGGACTCGATCAACGCCGGGCGGGTCATGCTGCGCAACATCCGCATCAGCTCGGGCGAGACCTGCGAGCCCTTCCTGACCGCGATGCGGGCCTACCACTTCAAGTACGACGAGGAGGCCAAGACGTTCTCCTCGGAGCCCGAGCACGACTGGTCGAGCCACGGTGCCGACGCGTACATGGAGGGCGCGGCGGCGCTGTCGCTGATCGAGCCCCCGCCATCGCCCAAGACCATAATCGTGCCGTCCATCGACCGCACCTTCACGCTGGAGCAGCTATACGCGAACGTCGGGCCGCATCGGTCAGGGAGACTCTGAATGGCGATTACCAGTAGCGAAACTGCGTACGGCAGCGACCCTGACCCGAGCAACACCAAGGACGTCCACGCGCCTGTAAAGCCCGGGGATCAATCCAAGGTCCCCGAGGAAGTCAAGGGCAAGAGCCCGACCGAGATGGCGAGCCGCTGGGAGAAGGAGCTGCAGGCCGCCAAGAAGGAGCTGGGCAAGTTCCACTCGATCGGCAAGCGGCTGGTCGGCCGCTACCTTGACGACCGCGACACGGCCAGCGACGACGAGGCCGAGGCCAAGTTCAACCTGTTCTGGTCGAACATCGAGGTGCTCAAGGCGAGCCTCTACGCCAAGCCGCCCGACGTCGATGTCAGCAACAGCTACAAGGACAGCGAGGACGACGTGAGCCGCGTGGCCGGCAACATCCTGCAGCGGATGCTGAACCACGACATCGAGGACGGCGACGAGTCGACCTACCCCGACATCACCAAGCAGGCGGTCGGCGACTACCTCGTCGTCGGCCTGGGGCAGGTCTGGTATCGCTACGAGGTCGAGACCAAGGAGAACGAGACCGAGGCCGTGACCGATCCGCAGACCGGGATCGAGCTGGCCCCCTCGGTCAAGTACGAGGCGATCACGGGCGAGGACGCGCCGGCCGACTACGTCTACTGGGAGGACTTCTGGTGGAGCCCGGCCCGGGTCTGGCAGGACGTGAGGTGGGTGGCGCGGCGCGTCTACATGAACCGCGAGGAGCTGATCGCCCGCTTCGGCGAGAAGATCGGCAAGGTCATTCCGGTCGTGAAGGGCAAGTCGGGCGGCGTGCAGAACGACCCATGGGAGAAGGCCGGCGTCTTCGAGATCTGGGACAAGACCACGCAGTGCGCCTACTGGCACGTCATGGGCTTCGACGTCATCTGCGACTACAAGGCCGACCCGTTGAAGCTCCGGGGTTTCTTCCCTTGCCCGCCGCCGATGATGGCGAACGCCGCCACCAGCCGCTACATGCCTCGTGGCGACTACCTCCTGGCGCAGGACCAGTACCAGCAGATAGACGAGCTGACGACGCGGCTGAAGTACCTGATCCGCGCCTGCAAGGTGGTCGGCGTGTACGACAAGAATTCGACGCCGATCGGCCGGGTCTTCACCGACGGCGTCGAGAACCAGATGATCCCGGTCGACAACTGGGCCGCGTTCGCCGAGAAGGGTGGCCTGAAGGGCCAGATGGACTTCGTCCCGATCGAGGTGATCGCCGGGGTGATCGAGCGCCTGACGGCGCAGCGCGAGGTGTTGAAGGCCAACCTCTACGAGGTGCTCGGGATCGGCGACATCATGCGCGGCATGACCGATCCGGACGAGACCCTCGGGGCCCAGCAGCTCAAGGCCCAGTTCGGCGGCAATCGCCTGCAGTTCAAGCAGCAGGCGATCGGCGAGTGGGTCGCGCAGGGCCAGCGCATTCGGGCCCAGATCATCTGCGACAAGTTCCAGCCGCAGACGATCCTTGAGCGGTCGAACATCGAGAAGAGTCCGGATGCACCACTGGCCCGGGAGGCCATCGCGTTCCTGAAGGAGCCGGGCAACTCGAAGTTCTACCGGATCACCATCGAGTCCGAGACCATGGCGATGGTCGACTGGGCGCAGGAGCGCGACTCGCGCTCGCAATTCATGCAGGCGGTCGGCACCTTCGTCACCGCCGTCACGCCACTGATCGAGTCCAAGCCCGAATCCGGCCCGATCGTGCTGCAGATGATGAAGTGGGGCCTGGGCGGCTTCCGGATCTCCAAGGAGATCGAGACCGTGCTCGATCAGGCCATCGCGGCGGCCCAGCAGCCGGCCCCGCCGCCCGAACCCAAGCCGCTCGAAGACGCGGCGATCCGCGAGAAGGACGCCAACGTCGTCAAGAGCAAGACCCAGGCTGTCAAGAACCTCGCCGAGGCCAACCAGAAGGGCGCAGAGTCCATGCTGGCGAATGCCGGATTCGGTCCTGGCGGCATGCCGATGCAGCCCGTGCCGCCTAATGTCACGCCTCTTCAACCCGCGCCGATGGGCGCACCACCGTTCCAGTAGGAGACTTCGATGACCGCATCAGCACCCAAGAACAAGCCCGTCGCCAAGGACGCCAACAAGCCGACTGCCGAGGAGAAGGAAGCCCTGGCGCAGTGGCAGAAGGAGTCCGACGACTACGCCAGGAAGATGGCGGCCGAGGACCAGCCCGAGAAGGGCAAGAAGGGCGAGCGGGCCGAAGGCCAGCCGGTCGACGGCGAGCCCGACAAGTTCGCCACGGGCGGGGCGACCTTCGATGAGAAGGAGGACTGGCGCAGGGCCCATCCGCAGGGCGACCCCGCGTACCGCACGGCCGAGCGCCATGGCGACGAGAACAACCTGCTCGGCGACGGCGCGACCCGCGACACCCCCGAGCGTCGGCTGGAGCTGGAGAAGAAGCACGCCGAGAAGCTGCCCGAGGGCATGCGCCCGAGCGAGGAAGAGATCAAGCGGGCCATGAACCGTCCGATGGACCGCCCGGTCGGCACGCCCCAGCACGACACCGGACGCGGCCCGGTCGATGACGAGAGCCGCTACCCGAAGGGACCGTTCCCCGAGGCCAAGGGCGACAAGGGCGAGAAGGGCAAGGGCCAGGACAAGGACGGCCCGACCGACGACGGTCGCCAGTCCGAGAAGCCGGGAGCCAAGCCGTGAGAGCCAGCGTCGTGATCAAGCCGGACACGGTCCTGTGTCCGAGCTGCGGCAGCGCCCTGCACAGCGTGCGATCGCAGAGCATCGAGTCGCACAAGCCCCCGCCCGAGACCGTGCAGATGCGCTGCCTGAACGTCCGCTGCGACGAGAAGGGCGTCGTCAAGCTGGTCCCGCTGCCGCGAGTCGACGTGGAGATCCAGGCTGGTGAAGACGAGGCCGTACAGGTCGAGACCAAGAAGGGGTAGACCATGGCGGTCACCGAGCCGGCCTTCAAGACCAAGCGCGAGCCGCACCTGACGGCGGATCTGCTGCGCCAGGGCTGGCACGGCCTGAAGGGCGCTGTTCCCGAATGGGCGCAGCGCGGCCTGCAGGGGGTCGAGGACTGGGGTGACCGCACCGGGGCCACGGCAGCAGCCGAGGGTGCGCTGCAGTTTGTAGCCCCGGGCGACATGACCGACGTCGGCCTGTCGGCCCTCGGGCCGGCGGCCAAGTACGGCGGCAAGGCGGTCGCCAAGGCGGTCGGCGGGGCCACCGCCCTGCTGGCCGGCACCGAGGACGCCGAGGCCGCGCAGGGCATGCGGCGGGTGCTCTACGACCTGATCCGCAAGCACGGCGGCGATGTCGACAAGGCGAAGATGGAGCTGCAGGGCCTGACCCCGAGCATGAGCACCACCGATCGATCGCAGGCCACCAAGGTGCTGAAGCTGGAGCTGCCGCCGGCCGTGGTGCAGCGGGAGATGATGACCACGCCGGGGCAGAACGTCCACGACATCCTGCACAACGTGCGCAACCAGACCTTCCTGAAGCCCGAGGAAGCATTCAAGGTCGGCGACGTGGCGGTCCCGGTCGCGGGCGACACCACCCGGGCCGGCGTCAACGTCACCCGGGCCGGCATCCCGCTGAAGCGGCCTGTCACCCTGCACGGCGGCCACGACTACGGCCTGACGACGGCCCCCGAGCTGGGCGTGTCCTGGGCCAGCGAGCCCGCTGCAGCGGCCAGCAAGCAGATCAACTTCAACAAGGCCGAGGGGCTGGTCACGGGTCCTGGCGAGGTGAAGGGCATCCATGTGGCGATGGCCCCGGAAGGGGCGAATTTCGCGAAGCACACGGGCGACCTGTGGCGCGAGATGCTGGCGAGCGGTCCCCAGATCGAAGCGCCGTACATGCGGGAATTCAACAAGGACGTGAAGCGGCAGATCGGCACCAAGAAGGGCAACGCCACCACATCGAACAAGGCCCAGGCCCTGCGCGACTGGAGGGGCGTGCAGGACCCCGGCCTGGACGAGCTGCTGAACGTCAACCCCGAGGCCCGCAAGGCCCTGATGGAGACCGCCTCCAAGCCCGGCTGGGCCCACGTCGGCTTCCCCGACATCGATGAGCTGTACGGGGCCGCGCTCGATCCGACGCTGAAGACCGGGAACATCGGCGGGGCCGTCATGCGGGCGGCTCCTGGGGCCGAGCTGACCGCCGGCATGCACCCCACCTACAGCATGAACATCCCCGGGGAGCACATGGGCCGTCTGGCCGTGCCGCTGCCGCCCGAGATGCTGTTCGGCGAGCAGATGTCGCGGTTCGGGCCGAAGAAGCGGGCCCAGGCCCTCGGGAGCCTGCGCAGCAAGCACCACATGCAGCCGATCGACCAGCGCTTCATCGATGACGCCTCGCGGTACACCGAGGCCCGGCTCAACGCCTTGCGGCAGGGGAGCTACTGATGGCCGGCAAAGCGATGTCCAAGCTGCTGCGCGGGGCCACCGGGGCCGAGAAGATCGCCGACTGGAAGTGGCGACCGCTGGAGGACGTGCGCCAGGATCTCGGCGGCATCAGCGAGGTCCCGAAGTACATCACCGACAACTACGGGCGCTTCATGCAGGAGCAGGCCGCGCGTGCGGCCAAGGGCGACATCGGCGCTCGCGACCTGCTGAAGGCCTACGGCATCACGACGTCGTCCATCGGCCGCACGTCGCGCAACATCACCGACGATCTCGCCGCCGGCATGATCCGGCCCGAGGGCTACATGGCCGAATGGCTGACATCGCCGGCCGGCAAGTCCTACCTCGACGCCGGCCAGAAGGGCAAGGTCGACACGGCGGCGATCGAGGACGCCGCCAAGCGCTTCATGCCGTTCGGCAAGTCCAACGTGATGCGCGACGACCTGACCTGGGGCGTCGAGAACCTCGCGCGGAACACGCCGCAGATCGCCAGCGCTCTCACCGGATCGCCCGAGACATGGCGCGAAACGGTGCAGAACATGCGCCAGATCGGCCCGGCCAAGTCCGGCTTCATCGCCAGCCTGCTCGGACGCGGCGACATGCCGACGCTCGACGCGCGGCAGATCAAGCTGCACACGGGCGGCTCGTCCGCAGACGCGGGCAAGCGCATGCGCCCGATCGGTGCGGGCGATGCGGCGGTCGATCGCCTCGCGCAGCGCCAGACCGATCTCGGCTTCGAGCTGCCCGCGCCGCTCGCGCCGCACTACCAGCACTTGGCGCACCACACGATCTGGGACAAGGTCGCCGACGAGAAGACCACGCACTCCGATCTGGTGCGGGCCATGATGCGCGGCGGGGCCACTCCGGGGATGCTGGGCACGCTCGCGGGCGGCAGCGGCGTGGCGGCGTGGCTCGGGGGCGAGGCGAAGTGACGACCTGGGTCTACGTCAGGAACGCCGACGGCACGATCGAACGCTTCGAGAAGAATCTCGAGCCCCAGCGTTTAAACGCCGACTCCGGGGCCCTCTGGGGCGACCGGGAGTACATCGGCCTGAAGGCGACCGACGGGACCGACATCAGCTCGCGATCGAAGCAGCGCGAGTACATGAAGCGCCACGGCCTGACGACCGCCGACGACTTCAAGGACACCTGGGCCAAGGCCCAGAAGGAGCGTGACCTGTACCGCCAGGGCCTGGGCGGCGGGGCAATTACGCGTAACGATATTGCCGAGACAATCGCTCGGCTCCAGGGGAGCAAATGATGGGCGAAGACGATCTGCGGGGCGACATCGCGTCGGCTCTGGGAGATACTGGCGACGACTCGACTGGGGTCGTGGTGGAAACACCCGAAAGATCGGGGGATGGTGAGTCTCCGAAGATTCCCGCCGCCTCCGAGCACCGTGCGGCGACCCCGGCCGAGTCACCCGCCCCCGAGGGCGACGTCGGCAAGGTCCGCGACAGCCTGGGGCGCTTCGTCCCGAAGGCCAAGGAGCCCCAGGAAGGCCCTGGAGCAGCTCCAGGCACCCCTGGTGCCACCCCGCCCGTTTTGACGCCGCCAGCGGCCGTCACGGCGGTCCCAGCCGCCGCCCCGCCGGTCCAGTCGCCCCAGTCTTGGTCGCCGCTGGTCCGCGACGAGCACTGGGCCAAGCTGCCGCCGGCCGTCCAGCAGGAGGTGCTGCGGCGCGAGCAGGAGGTGATCCAGGCCTTTCGATCGGTCGCACCGGCCCGCCAGCTCGGCGAGCAGTTCCACGCCGCCATCCAGCCCTACATGCCGGCGATCCAGGCCGAGGGTGTCGAGCCGATCACGGCGGTGACGAACCTGATGCAGTTCGCCACCCGCATGCGGATGGGCACGATGGGCGAGAAGGCCGCCACGCTGGCGCAGATCGTCAACACCTACGGGGTCGACATCAACGCCCTCGATTCCGCCCTGGCGGGGGTCGCACCCCAGGCCCAGGCCGACCCCCGGCAGGCGGTGAATCAGGCCGTCCAGCAGGCCCTGCTGCCGATCTACCAAGCCGCCCAGCAGCGCCAGCAGATGGTGTCCCAGCAGGCCGACGGTGCGGCCAGGACCGAGCTGGAGGCCTTTGCCGCGAACCCGAAGAACCGGTTCTTCAACGACCTGCGCAACGACATGGCCGACATGGTCGACATGGCCGCCAACCAGGGCCGTGACCTGAGTCTTCAGGAGGCCTACGATCGAGCCGGAATGTTGCACCCCGAAATCAGCAAGATTATGATCGCCGAGCGTCAGGGGGCGAATGCCCAGCAGCTCACCGCAGCGGCCCAGAAGGCCAAGGCATCGGCGGTCAGCGTGCGGGGCACGGCCCCTGTCGGCAACCCGGGCGGGCCCGAACCGTCTTCGATACGGGAGAGTATCGAAGCTGCCATCGAGGCCCACTCCCGGTACTGAGGTCGAAGGACCGAGTAACCCACGAGGGTGGACCCACCACGGTGCGCCACCACCCCGGGAGGTGAAACGCCACCGGAGGCATCAGGTGAATCAGGCGCGGCATGTAGCCGCAGGCTTAACTTCATCTGGAGGCTCCCATGGCCGTTCCTAACGTAAGCGACATCGTCGCGACCACGATCCAGTCACGCACCCGCAAGATCGCGGACAACGTGACCAAGAACAACGCCCTGTACAAGAAGCTGGACATGCGGGGCAACCGCAAGACGTTCAGCGGCGGCAACGTGATCTACCAAGAGCTGTCCTTCGCGCAGAACGCGAACGGAAGCTGGTACTCCGGGTACGACCTGCTGCCGGTGGCGGCGTCGGACGTCATCAGCGCGGCCGAGTTCACCATCAAGCAGCTCGCCTGCCCGGTGACGATGTCCGGCCTGGAGACCATCCAGAACGCCGGCAAGGAACAGATGATCGACCTGATGGAGGCCCGCATCAACGTCGCCGAGTCCACGATGGCGAACCTGATGGCCGAGGGCATCTACTCCGACGGCACGACCTACGGCGGCAAGTCGCTGACCGGCCTCGCGGCTTGCGCACCGGCCCTGGCACCCGCCGCGCAGTCGACGGCCTACGGCGGCATCGTCGGCACGACGTGGCCCTTCTGGACGTCGAAGTACACGCTCACGGCAGCGCAGACGGCGGCGAACATCCAGGGCTTTATGAACACGATGTGGGGCTCCCTCATCCGTGGCACCGATCGGCCGGATCTGATCGTGATGGACAACGCGCCGTGGGGGATCTTCCTGGCGAGCCTGCAGGCGCAGCAGCGCTTCACCTCGCCCGAGACCGGCAACCTGGGCTTTCCGGCGCTGAAGTTCATGGACTGCGACGTGGTGCTCGACGGCGGGATCGGCGGCTACTGCCCGACGAACACGACGTTCTTCCTCAACACCAAGTACCTCTTCCTGCGCCCGCACAGTGCGCGTGACATGGTGCCGCTCTCCCCGAACAAGCGCTATGCCATCAACCAAGACGCGGAGGTCTCGATCCTGGCCTGGGCGGGCAACCTGACCTGCAGCGGCCGGCAGTTCCAGGGAAGGTTGGTTGGAGCCTGAGCCTTAGAGTGCGGTGTCCGGCGGGGCCCCGCCGGACCGTTCATCAACCTCTCTAAGGATCACCATGCAACCATTCCTCGCACTCATCACACCCCTCCTCGGCGACGGTGGAGGTGGCGGCGGCGGCGGCGGTGGCGGCGGCTCACCCCCAGGCATCTGGGGGCCGAACGACCCGCGCCCCACGCTCCCGATCTCGGGCTGGAACCCCGGCACCGGCCAGTTCCCGCCGTTCGTGCCGCCAGGAGGCGGCGAGCAGCCGCCGTACCCGTCGCACCCCATCGCGGGCGGCCCGTGGCCTAGTCACCCGATCTTCTATCCGCCGGGCACCCGCCCGCCGGGCCAGGGTGGGCCGATGCCTCCGCAGCCAGGACAGCCTCCCGGCTTCTGGGGCCCGAACGATCCGCGCCCGACGAACCCGATTGCCGGCTTCAACCCCGGCAGCGGCAACTTCCCCGAAGGCCCGGGCGGCGGCGGTGGCGGCGAGTCGCCAGAACCGAAGTTCGAGATGAAGACGGCATGGTCGCAGCAGACCGGTTGGATCGTCATCTTCGTACCGGCTGAAGGCACGCTCGTTCCGACGCCCTCGAAGTCGGGTGACGAGCAGACCGACGAGTGAAGCAAAGGCCCGGGCTTCACCGCCCGGGCCGTTTAAACACTGGAGCTACATCATGCCCGCAGGACTTCCCGGCAGCACGGCTGCCCAGAACCTCGCCAACCCCAGCCTGGGGCCGTCGGTCATCTTCGACCTGCTCTCGGGCCCGAGGGGTTCGCCCAAGGACCGCGACGTCGACATCGCCTACAACGCGGCCCCCAACTCCGCTGGCACCCCCAGCAACAACGCCTCGACCGGCGCACTCTGCACCGGCATCGGGTTCGGCTCGCCGCCGATCTTCCCGCCGACGGCACCGGCCAGCATCTTCGCCGCAGGCTTCAACGACGACTACGTCCCGGGTGTCACCAAGCCCGACGGTACGGCTGCGGCCAACGCGACCCTGATGTACATCGGCGGCGGGCGGTCCCTCGCCGACGGCACGTCCAACCCGTACACGGCCGGTTTCGGCATCGGCATGGCGGGCCAGGGCGGCCTGCGTGACGCGGGCGCAGGACCGACGACCTACACCGGCTTCCCGACCAAGACGGTCACGGCCGTGGGCACGGTCGCCAATGGCGCGGTGGTCGAGACCGGCTTCGCCAACCGCTCGGGCGTGTCCATCACGATTGGGCAGTCGGTGTTCGGCGTGTCCAGCACCGCCAGCGCCACGCCGGCCTGACCATGCTGACCGCTGGCGTGCTCAAGTTCGACCTGCAGGGTCGAATCCTCCTGTCGAGCAAGCCGGCGGTCAACTTCAACGGCGGCACGCCGATCGCCGCCGACGGCGGCCTTGCCGTGGCGGCGGGGGCCACCCCCCAGAGGTTCCTCGCCGCCATCGGCTACCTCGACAGCGGGGCCATCACCGACAGCACCAACCCGCTGGTGCTGCCGGGCCCTGGCGTGGCGACGAACACGCTGGGCCAGATCCGGATCTCGACCGCCCTGCCGGCCTACTGGTACGCCGGCCTGCCGTTGACGGCCGAGGGTTACCTGTCGACCAGCCCTCGAATCGCGTAGGCGGCTTCAGCGGGATGGGCCGCCCCCGCTTCCCCAACATCCCGCGCACAAGGAGAACCCACATGACTCTCGATGCGCAGCAGGTTGAAGCCCTGCAGAACAGCACCCCCACCGACTGGTCGAAGTTCGATCGGAGCGTCGGTGCCGACGCCCACCGCTTCGGCCACATGACCGGGGGGCTACCGCCCGGCATGGGTCCCGGCCACGACGACACCCTGCTGGTCCGCTTCTTCATGCGCCCGCGCATCGACAACGAGGCGTCCAACCGGGAGAACCGGCCGATCTACAAGGACGTGCCGCACATCGAGATCGCGATCCCCGGGGACAAGAACAACATCGTCACGGCCGAGGTCTGGGAGCAGCACATCCGGCGCTTCCCGCAGTACTGGGAGCAGTTCCAGGCCGGCATCAAGGATCAGGTCGTCGGCACGCCGCTGAAGGTCGCCCCGTTCCTCACCGAGGCCCACATCGAGGAGCTGGCCTACTTCAAGATCCGCACGATCGAGCAGCTCGCGAGCCTGTCCGACGCGAACATGTCGTGGAACGGTGCCCGCGAGATGCAGCAGGCGGCCAAGAAGTACCTCCTCAAGGTCAACGGCAACGAGGCCCTGATGGAGCGCATGAAGGCCATGGAGGCCGAGCTGCAGACGATGCGCGAGGCCAAGGCCCATGCCGAGGCCCAGCTCCAGGCCATGCCCGAGCCCGAGAAGCAAGCGTCGAAGAACAGCATCCGCCGCTGACCGGAGAGCGCCGTGCCGACCTATCAGATGACCGACTACTCGTCGCTCCAGACGTTGGTGCAGACGACGTGCGCGATGCTGGCCCTGCCCATCGCGGCCGACCCGGCCGGCTCGGTCGACACGAACGTGGTGCTGATGCGCACGGCGGCGAACCTCGCCAGCCTGGAGATGCTGAACGCGTACGAGTGGAGCCAGCTCACCAAGCGCGGGAGCCTGACCGTTTACACGGCCACCCCGCCGGTCCCGGGCCAGCCGACCGAGGTCGCCTTCGATCTGCCCGAGGACTTCTACCGGATGATCGATCAGACCACGTCCGGCCACGGCCCGGTCGCGCCGCAGGGCTGGATGATCACGCCCAACTCCTCGATGGCGTGGCAGATCCGGCAGCGCCAGATCTGGTTCCTGAGTCCCCCGCCGGCACCCGGCCAGCCCTTCGACTACATGTACCTGTCGCGGGCCCTGGTGCAGGACGCCGACGACCCGAACCTCTACAAGAACGTCGCCACCAAGAACGGCGACACCTTCCAGCTCGACGGCATCCTGATGACGCTGCTGACCCGGGTCAAGTGGCTGGAGGCCAAGGGCTTCGACAGCTCGGCAGCGGTGCGCGACTTCCTGCTCGCCTTCGACAGCCGGATCGGTGCCGAGAAGGGCGCGACCGTCCTGAACATGGCGGGCCGCCCTGGCTTCCCCCTCATCAGCGTCTGCAACCTGCCGTCGAGCGGCTACGGCGTGTGAATCACGGGTAACGAAATGCCGCTCGATCTCCCCCCTGGCTGGGCCATCACTTCGACCCTGGAGCACGTTCCCGACCCGAATGAAGGGACCGAGCCGATGGCGGCCGGACCCGGCTTCGATCGCTGGACCTGGATCTGCCGCGACGAGCGCGGCCAGTACGTCTGCGCCAGCGGGACCGAGCACGACTGCGAGTCGCAGGCACTGAGCATGGCCCAGGCCAGGACGCAGAAGCGTCCGTACGACGTGGCGAGCCGCTGATGGTACTTCAGGTTTCACCCCATCCGCGCCGGACCATCCCGCGTCGATCGAGCGCGACCCAGACGCACTCCGCGTTCGCCTTCCCGTCGCCGATGCTCGGCATCAACACGGCCCAGCCGCTGCCCGGCGGCAACCCGCTGACGGCCCTGCGCCTGGAGAACCTCATCCCCCGGGCCCTCGGGTGCCAGATGCGGCGGGGCTACGTCCGTTGGGTCTCCCACCTCGACGGCGAGGTGCGCAGCTTCCTGAAGTACCAGCCGGCCGTGGGGGCCTCCAAGCTGTTCGCCGCGACCAGCACGGGCAAGATCTACGACGTCACGGTCCACACTCTGGAGCCCGTGGTCCCGGCCCCGGTCGTCACGGTGCTGGCCGGCGCACCCCTCGGCGAGTGGACGTCGCTCAACTTCGTCAGCACGGCCGGCGTGCATGGCCTCGTCGCGGTCTGCCCCGGCGGTGGATACTGGGTCTACAACGGGGCGACCTGGGCACACGCGACGATGGGTGCCGGGGTCGGTCAGATCGGCGGCGTCAACCCGGATCTCTTCTGCTTCGTCACCGTCTTCAAGAACCGGCTCTGGTTCGTTGAGCGCGACAGCACCCGTGCGTGGTACTTGCCGCTCGGCCAGTTCTACGGCGCGGCGGTCTCGTTCGACTTCGGCGCGATGATGCCGAGCGGCGGGGCGCTCGCGGTCCTCATCAACTGGACCTACGACGGCGGCGGCGGCAACGCCGGCACCGTCAACAACCAGATGATCGTCGTCGGCGAGGAGGGCGACGTGATGGTCTACGGCGGCGACGACCCGTCCGACCCGTCCCTCTTCGAGGCCGTGCAGGGCCGCTGGTTCATCGGCCGGGTCCCGGTCGGCCGGCGCTTCTTCAGCCTCTACATGGCCGACGTGATCCTGCTGTCCGAGCGCGGCATGTGCTTCATGTCCGAGCTGATGCGCGGCCAGGGCTTCTTCGAGAACGTCGGCCGGGCCCAGGCCGTCAACAGCTCGCTCGCCAACGACATCGCGCAGTCGCTCGACACCCGCTACTGGGAGGTGGTCTTCCTGCCCCAGCAGCAGATGCTCGTCATCAACCGGGCCGAGGTCACCACCGAGAACCTGCAGTGGGCCTACGAGGTCAACAACAAGGCGTTCTGCACGCTGCGCGGTATCCCGATGCTGACCGTGGCGACCTTCAACGGGCTGGCCTTCTCCGGAGATCTCAGCGGCAACGTCTGGTGGTGCTTCGAGGGCGACTCCGACGGCGCGATCGACACCACCCCCGGCCTCGATCTCCAGGCCGTCGTGGTCACGTCCTTCCAGGCGATGGGCGAGGGCATCCGGGTCAAGCGCTTCCTGATGGTCCGGCCGAGCTTCATCTCGGCATCGCCGCCCGGCGTGCAGGCCATGCTCAACGCCGAATGGAACCTGGGGGCACCCGGCAGCGTGCCGGCCTATCTCGGCGCGGCCGACAGCCTCTGGGACGCCGCCCTCTGGGACATCGCCCTCTGGTCCGGCGAGAGTCTGAGCTACGAGTCTTGGAGCGGCGCGTCCGGCACCGGCCGCTTTGCCGCTCTGGCGATGCGCATCAGGGGCTCGGCCGACACGATCTTCGTCGGCTGGCAGGCCCTGGTCGAGCAGGGGGGCATCCTGTGATCACCACCCAGAACCAGCTCGGCCTGATGCGCTGGATCTGCGACCGGATCGGCTACATGCCGTCGCCGTTCTTCCGCGCGATCGGGAGCCTCAGTCACGACGGGCATCTGCGCGGGGTCGTCGGCTACGACGGTTTCAACGGTGCGAGCGTGGTGATGCACATGGCCGGCGAGCCCGGCTGGATCGACAAGGCGATGCTGCACGCCGCCTTCGACTATCCCTTCAACACGATGGGCTGCTCCCAGGTGCTGGCGTTCGTCCCGAGCGGGAACGAGATCGCCCGCGACATCGACAAGCGGCTCGGCTTCGAGACCGTGGTCGAGCTGGAAGGGGCGCACCCCGACGGGTCTCTGTTCGTCATGCGGATGAAGCGCGACGACTGCAAGTGGATCTCACCGCACAGGACGCATTGACATGGGCAAGAAGTCAGCACCACCGCCGGCACCGGACTACAGGTCCCAGGCCGAGGCCACGGCCAAGAGCAACCAGCAGGCGCAGACCCAGGCCGACTGGGCGAACCGTCCCGACCAGACGGACATGTACGGCAACAAGACGTCGTGGACGACCCAGGCCGTGGTCGACCCGGCCACCGGCCAGACGATCAACAAGTGGAGCCAGAGCACGCAGCTCTCGCCCGAGCAGCAGGCCGCCGTCGACTCCGAGATGGCGATCGGCAAGGGCCTGATGGGCACTGCCGAGGGCATGCTCGGCCGCGCCAATCAGGCGGTCTCGAAGGACTTCGACTGGAACAACCTCCAGGCGATGGGCGGCGTCCCCCAGGCCGGGCAGCTCCAGGGTGCAGGCCAGGGCCTGATGAGCGGCTTGAACACGGCGAGCCTCGGCTCGATGCCGACCGCCGACGACCAGGGCCGCCAGCGGATCGAGAACGCGATGTTCGATCGCATGCGGCCCGAGCAGCAGCAGGCCCAGGCGGGCCTGGAGGCCAAGCTGGCGAACATGGGCCTGACCCGGGGCAGCGAGCAGTGGAACCGCGAGGCCCAGCGGCTCGGCGACCAGCAGGCCCGCGAGCGCTACAACGCCCTGGAGGCCGGCGGGGTGGAGCAGCAGCGCCAGTTCGGCATGCAGATGCAGGGCCGCGAGCAGGGCTGGAACGAGCTGATGGGCGCGGGCCAGTTCCAGAACGCCGCCCAGGCGCAGGGGTTCGGCCAGCAGGCGGCCCAGTCCCAGCAGAACTTCGGCCAGAACCTCCAGGCTTCAAACTACCAGAACCAGCTTCGCCAGCAGCAGATCGCCGAGCAGCAGCTCGCCCGCCAGATGCCGCTCAACGAGCTGAACGCTTTCATGTCCGGCCAGCAGGTCGCGGCTCCCCAGTTCGGCAGCTTCGCCAACAGCCAGTCGGCCGGCGGGGTCGACTACACGGGCGCGGCCAAGGACCAGTACGGCGGCGCGATGGACGCCTACAACGCGAAGCAGAAGCAGCAGGCCGGGCTGATGTCCGGCATCACCTCGATCGCCGGTGCCGGGATCATGGCCTTCTGACATGAGCGTTGCCGTCCTGCAGTTCTCCGGGGGCATCGACTCCCTCTGCATGCTCCTCTTGCTGCGCAAGAGCCGGGTGGCGGGAGCGCACGTCGTCACGGTCCTCACCGACGGGGCCTACCCCGACGCCGAGCAGTACCTCCAGGCTGTCGCGAACGAGATGCGGATGTACACGTTCCACACCGTCCGCACCGAGCGCTACCTGCCGCACTACGGCCACCCGGTCGACATCGTGCCGCTGCGCTGGACCGCCCTCGGCCAGCTCGCCCGGGGCATGCACGACGTCCGCTATCAGGACTTCTTCTCGTGCTGCAACCGGGCGATCTGGGAGCCGCTCGACAAGGCGTCCCGGGATCTCGACGCGACCGACATCTACCGGGGCCAGCGCAACGACGATCGGCTGAGATCTCCGCTCCGCGACGGCGAGATGGACCGGGGCGTGCGGCTGCACTTCCCGCTGGCCGACTGGGGCCGCCAGGAGGTGCGCGAGTATGTGATCGAGAACGCCCCGCACCTCCTGCCCGCGTACTACGCGATGGGCGAGCAGACCAGCCGCGACTGCCTCGACTGCACGGCCTATCGTGCCGACAACGCGATCCGGGTGGACAACCTGCCCGATCTCGAGAAGCAACGTGTAAACGGGCTGATCACCCGCTGGCACAGGGACGTGATCACCGAACTGGAGGAACCGAAATGATGCCTGGACAACCCCCGAGCGACCCCAACGCGTATGCCCCCGTGGCACCGCAGGGGCCGAAGACCGACCGCGACATGATGCTGATGGACTACCTGATGCAGCAGGGTGCGGCGCAGCCGGCGCAGCAGAAGATCGCCCAGCAGCGGGCGATGGCCCAGCAGCTCCGACAGGGCGGCATGCAGGCACCCGGCATGCGATCGAGCCGGTCGAGCGTCGGCGGCACGGTGGACACGGCCCCGCACCCGCTGGAGATGCTCGGCTCGCTCGCCCAGTCGGGCGCGGGGGCCTACATGCAGTCGGGGGCCGATCAGGCCGCGAAGGAGCAGGCCGCCCTGCAGCAGACGCAGCTCGGTGCGCTGCGCGACCGTTGGGCCGCGAGCCAGCAACCCCCGCCACCGATTCCGGACCAGCCGATGGGGTCCGGCTACTAGGGGCATCCCATGTTCGACCTCGACATCGGCACCATCCTGCTGGGCCTCGCGGAGGACCAGACGGCGGCTGCACGATCGGCTGCGCTGCGGAACAAGCCGCCGCCGATGCCCAAGCCGCCGCCAGGGCCGCCCCAGGCCGGCGGGGCCTCGGGCGGCTGGGACACGTCCCAGGCGACCGGGAGCTGGGCACCGGACGCGGGTGGCGCGACCGGCTCGTGGGGGTCGCCGGAGCCGCCGGGTGGCGCGACGGGGGCGTGGGGGCCGCCGCAGCAGCCGCCGATGCCGCCCCCGCCGCCGATGCCGCAGCCGCAGGCCCAGCCGCCCCGCCAGGGGCCTATCCTGCCCCAGGCAGTGGCACAGGCCCAGCCGGCCCTTCCAGCGCCTCCTGGGGCCGCTAATGCGGTCGACCCGGAATACGCGAGCCTGATCGCCCGCCAGCAGGAGCTGACGCGCCAATTCGAGGGGGCGCTCGCCCCGCCCGACATGACGGCGGCGCAGGAGGCCTACGGCAAGCGGGCCGATGCCGGCGGCAAGCACCTCCTGCTCGCCCTGGCGGCCCAGGCCGCCGGGGAGGGCTACCAGCCGGTCCAGGCCCACTTCCTGAAGCAGGCCGCCGCGTCCCGCGAGCCGATGAAGGTTCACGGCGGGACGATGACCGAGACCGGCTTCATCGAGGACCCGGGCTACCGCCAGGATCTGGTGCTGAAGAAGCTGCAGGCCCAGATGGCGATGAACGATCGAATCATCGAGGGCAACAACACCCGCCGGGCCAAGGAAGAGGCCGAGGGCCGCAACGAGCGGCTGCGCCTGGAGATGCAGAGGAACCAGATCGCGGCGACGGCGGCCCAGGCCGGACAGGCCTCGGCCGATCGGCGCTACGCGGCGGATCTCGCCCATCAGGACCGGGTCTCGGGGCAGGCCATCCAGGCCAACAAGGCCGGCAAGGGCACGCCGGCCCAGGAGGCCGCAGAGGGGGCCCTTCGGCTGAAGCTGCTGAAGGAGGCCGAGCTGCACCTCGACAACGCGACCAGCAGCGGCCTCGGCAGGCTGGTCGACAAGGGCGCGGCGTTCTTCGGCCAGTCGACCACGGGCAGTCAGGGGACGTCGGCCCTGCAGACCATCTCGGGCCAGCTCGTCGCCTCGATGCCGAAGATGAGCGGCCCGCAGTCCGACAAGGACGTCGAGCTGTACAAGCAGATGGCCGGCAAGCTGGACGACCCCAACGTGCCGCGCGAGGACAAGAAGGCCGCCCTGGCGCAGATCCGCCGGCTCAACGCCCAGTACGCCGACACGCAGCCGGCAGCTCCACCGCCGCCGGCTGGAGCTGCACCAGCGGCACCGGCAGCAGCCGGCCGCACGGCCACGGGGCCCAAGGGTGAGAAGCTCAAGCTGGTCGGCAACAAGTGGGTGCCGGCATGAGCAAGCTGCCACCCCTGCCGCCGGGCTTCGTGCTCGATGAGGTGCCGCCCCTGCCGCCCGGGTTCACCCTGGACGATCGACGCAAGCCGAAGGTCGAGGTCGAGCCGATGAACGTCGACCCGACCGAGGGCATGGGCTGGGGCGAGAAGGCCCTGGTGAACCTCGGGGCTGGCTTCGACACCGCATGGCAGGGCGTGAAGCAGATCGCCGGCCAGGGCATGTCCGACGAGGAGCTGAAGGAGAAGCGCCGGATCGACAAGCACCTCGCCGACAAGACGACGGGGGGCGGGCTGATTCAGGTCGCGGGCGAGGTGCTGCCGACGATCCCGCTCGGCATGGGTGCCGGGGCTTTAGCCGGCCGGGCCGGCGGGCTTGCCGCCCGCTTCGCGGCCAGCCCGACCCTGGCGGGCGTGGCGGGGGGTGCATCCAGCGGGGCCCTCGGGCCGGTCACGAGCGACGAGTCGCGGCTGAAGAACGCCGCCCTCGGTGCGGCCGGCGGGGCGGTCGCACCCCATGTCCTGCGGCTCGCCCTGGCGACCGGGCGGGGTGCCGGGGCGCTCGGCGATCGAGCCCTGTCGGCCCTGCCCGCCGGCTGGGGCGGGGCCGAGGCGGCGGCGCGATCGGGCCGCCGGCAGACCGCCGGCATTCTGGAGCGCGAGCTGCCCGGCGGCGTGCCGCGCGACGTTTACACGCCGGACCCGAACGTGAACCCGTCGGGGATCGGGGTCAGCGCGGCGGCCAGGACGCAGTCGCCCGAGCTTGCGGCCCTGGAGCGTGGATCTCGCACCAGCGGCGGCGAGCACTGGATGGACTTCGATCGGGCCGCGCACCAGCAGCGCTGGGAGGCCCTCGACCAGGGCCTGACCGGCCCGGCCGAGCTGCGGGCGGCGATCACCTACGCCAACGACGTCGGCCAGCAGGTCCCCTATCAGGCGATCGACCAGCGGGTCTTCACCCGGGAGATGGACGACTTCATCCAGAACCTGCAGCACGCCAAGTCGACCGCCCAGTACCACGGCAACCCGACGGTGCGGGCGGCAGTCGACTACGTCGAGGACACGATGCGGCAGGCCGGAACGGTCACGCCCGAGCTGCTGCACACGATGCGCCGGACGGCGGCGAAGGGCCTCACTGGAGCCCCGGGTGCTGGCGAGGCCGGCGTGCGGGCGGCGTCGAGCGAACCCTTCGTCATCGGCCTGACGAAGTCGATGGACGACGTCCTCGATCGATCGTCGGGCGGGGCCTGGAACCGCTGGAAGGCCGACTACTCCGACGCGATGCGGCAGGCCGAGGGCATCAAGGCCGACATGAACATCCGGGGCAAGTTCGTTGATCAGGCCACGGGGACGCTGCGCAAGACGTCGGCCGGCGGCGACGACGTCCCGGTGGTGACCGGGGCCGCGCTGAAGCAGGCCATCGCCCAGGCCGGCTCGATGAAGCGCGGCGTCCGCAAGGGCCAGAACATCCTGCTGCCGCAGTCGCAGCGGCGGATGGAGTCGGTCCTGGCCGACATCGAGCAGTCGGGGATCGTCCAGCGATCGAAGGCGGCCAGCACGGGCGGCGGCGGCAGCGACACCGCCAGCAATCTGGCCCAGTCGCTCGCGCTGGAGGCGATGATGCCCGGCTACGGGGTCGCCCGCTACGCCACGGGACAGGTGCTGGGCCACGGGGACAGGAAGGCCCAGCGGGAGATGCAGCAGCAGCTCGCGCGGCTGCTGCAGGACCCCGAGGCTCTACGGCGCTTCATGCTCGCGCAGGAGCGCCAGCGGCTTCTGCGCGAGGGCTTCGTCGGCGACACGGCCGGCGGCCTGGGCGCGGCGATCGGCGGCGGCGCGGCAGCGGTTCCAGCCCTGCTGTCCCAGTAGGTAGATCGCCCGGGCCAGCACCAGCAGCACCAGCAGCAGGACCGGTCGGATCAGCCCACCCAGAAACGCATCCACAGGGAACCCTCCATGCCACGCAGCGTATCCGGTAACTACACCCTGCCCCTGCCGCCGGTCGTCGCGAACACGGTCATCCAGGCGGCCTGGGCGAACACCACCCACGACGACATGGCCCAGGCCATCACCGACTCGCTCGATCGATTCGGGCGGGGCGGCATGGTCGCGCCGTTCAGGATCGTGGACGGCACGGCGGCGAGCCCCGCCCTGGCCTTCTCGGCCGAGACCGGCACCGGCCTCTGGCGCGACGGGACCGGCGTCCTGGCGTTCTCGGTGCTCGGCGCGAAGGTCGGCCAGTGGTCGGCCGCCGGTCTCCTGGCCGGCGACATCACGGCCCTGAACGGGACGATCCAGAACCTGTCGGTCACCGACATCATCTGCAGCACGATCGACGCCGACACGATCAGCGCGACCGTGGGCATCACCGCGCCCGTGATCTCTTCACCCCAAGGCGAGTTCGGCACGCTGCACGCGACGGGCGTGAGCTACCTCCAGGGCCGCGTCGGCGTCGGCAAGATTGCCGACCCAAGCTACATGGTCGATGTCCAGGGAGCGATTCGGGGCATCGGCGACGGCGGTGCCGGCGGGCTGCGGGTGGTCAATGCGGTAGGCGATTCCGGCGGCAGCTTCACATGCCCCGTCGGGCTGTCCAAAGGGGTGGGCATCAGCGGCGACGGCGGCCCCATCAGGTTCACGGCCGGGGGCGCGGAGCGGGCGATCCTCAACATCGACGGCAACCTCGGCATCGGTACGGGGGTCACCATGCCGGCCGTCCGCGTCCACGCAATGGCTCCCGGTGGCGGCGCACGCTTCCGGGCCCAGTGCTCCGACCCGGGCGGTGTCATCGCCGACTGGACGGCCGACGGGGGCAACGGTGCGTGGATCGGCACCATCACCAACCACGACCTGCACTTCGCCACCAACTCAGGGGTGCGAGCAGTCCTCAATCCCCTCGGCTGGCTCAGTCTCGGGATGTCGACCTTGCCCGCCGAGCAGCGCAACCTGCAGATCCGCGATCCGGCGGGTGCCCAGATCATCCTCGGCAACCGGACCAATTCGGCCTCGCAGATGGTCTTCGGGGCGCTCCTGTTCGACGCCTACCGGGACGTCGCCTCGCCGTCGTTCGTGGCCGGCATGTGGGCCGAGGGCAATGCTCCGATCGGCAACAACACCGATCTCGTCTTCGGGGTTCAGCAGAACGGCGGGACGACATACCCGGTCGAGCGCATGCGGATCTACGGCTTCTCACCCGTCGGCGCGGTCCGCATCGGACCGAACACCGGAGTTACCACGGCCTCGGCCCTGGAGGTGAAGGGCGCGTCGAACACCATCGTGGTCAGCGGCGGTAGCTCGACCGGCTACCAGGGCATCCGGATCTACAACGACACCTACGCCGCTAGCCGCTCGCTGGAGATCGATTTCTCGGGCTCGGCTTGGTCCGGCCCGATCGTCACCGACGGGCCATCAGGCGAGCAGGCCGCCATCGTCACCACTGCGGCGCTCCCGCTGACCCTCGGTACGGCCAACCGTGCCCGCATCGTGATCCCGGCGGCGTCGGCCTCGCCGGTCCTGATCTACCAGAACGGCAACCCGTACGCGCCGCTGCTCGACCCAGGCAACCTCGGCACCATCGGGATCGGCTCGGTGATCGGGGCAGAGGCGGCCGGTGCTTCGTTCGCTGGCCTTGTGGGCGGGGGCATCATCTCCTTGAGCGGGGCCGCCACGCTCTCGGTCTATGGCTTCTCACCCGCCGCGAATGTCGTGATCAGCACCGGCCAGTACCGGCTGCTCGGCCGCGTCAGCGCGAACTTCGGCATCTGGATGCGGACCGCTTGATGTATGTGGACCCTGCTCCTGCCCCTGGCCTTGGCCGGTTGCGCCGTCGCGAACGAGTGCGGCACGGCGGCTGTCAACATCAACACCCACCGCTCGATCGACGTGGACACCGACGACCCTGAAAGGAAACCAGATGGCAACGATCTTCGAAGAAGCCCGCCGCCGCCGCGAGAAACTGCTGGACGAAGCAACCAACCCGCCAGCAGCCCCGGCTGCAACGGCTCCACCACCGCCCCCCGTTGACTTCTTCAAGCCCAAGGCGCTCGATCCCGAGGCCGAGGCGGTGAAGGCCCGCAAGCTGGCCGAGCTGCTGCGCAAGCGCTAGTTACGCGTAACGAAACCCTGACCGGAGGCCGCCATGGGTCTGATCAACATCCTCATCACCATCCTCATCCTGGGGCTCGTCTTCGGACTGATCTGGTGGGTGCTCGGCCAGATGCCGCTGCCGCAACCGTTCATGCAAGTGGCCCAGGTCGTCCTCGGCATCATCGCGGTCGTCCTGCTGCTCTCGATCCTGTTCGGCGGCATCAACGTGCCGTGGGCGGTGAAATGAGGCGGCTGCTCCTGGCGCTGCTGCCGGTCGCCGCCCAGGCCCAGGTGCCCCCGGTCTACAACGTCGAGGGCGTCCCGGGCAAGTACATCCTGTACAGCAACAACGTGCTGGTGAGCCGCTACAACACCCAGCCAGAGTGCTCGACGGCGGCGACCAAGCTGAAGCAGACGACGAGCAAGACGGTCATCTGCCAGAACACGGTGACCTACATCCGGACCCCCAAGCCGGTCGAGCCGCCGCCCGACATGCACGTCGGCCTGCCGGTCAGCGATCCGAGCACATGGCCGGTCCCGCAGCCGGGGGTGGACGGGGAGTGGCTGGCGCAGACCGGGTACATCCCGCCGTCCCGTGTCACCTGGGGCTGGGAGGAGGGCGGCGACTTCCGGCTGATCTGCAACTGGTCGAAGATGGGCTACGACGACCCGATCGTCTACCCGGGCAAGCCGGGGGCGGCCCACCACCATACGTTCTTCAGCAACACCGCGATCGACGCCTTCACCACGTCGGCGAACATTCGATCGAAGGGCAACGCGACGTGCCGGGGCGGCACGATCAACAAGTCCGGCTACTGGATACCGTCGCTGATCGACACCGCGACCAACAGGCCGCTCGCGCCGAAGGATCTGCTGATCTACTACAAGACCGGCAACTGGCCGTACTTCAACAACAACCCGCCGATCGCGCCGCTGCCGCCAGGGCTGAAGATGATCGCGGGAGATCCGACCCGCACCACGGCTGGCGGGGTCGGCACATGGTTGTGCCTGATTCCTTCGACCGGCTCCGACAGGCCGGGGACGAAGGGGTCGAGCATCCCGACCAACTGCCAGCCCGGCGACGAGCTGTGGGCCAACATCCCGTTCCCGCAGTGCTGGGACGGCAAGAACCTCGACAGCCCCGATCACAAGAGCCACCTCGCCTATCACATCCAGTTCTGGACCGGCGACCCGCAGCGGCAGTACCGCTGCCCCGACACGCACCCGGTCGTGCTGCCGGCGATCACGTTCCTGCCGAAGTGGAACGTCCCGGCCGACCCCGCCCAGCTCGCCAAGTGGCGGCTGTCGTCGGACGTCTACAGTGGACCCGCAGGCTACAGCCTGCACGGTGACTGGATCAACGGCTGGGACCCGGCGATCACCGAGCTGTGGGGCCAGAAGTGCATGACGGAGAAACGCGACTGCGGCTCCGCGAACCTGGGTGACGGTCGCGTCACCCAGGAGTTCCAGGGGAACTAGTTGACGGCGGCGTCGGCCGGCGGCTGGACCACCGCCGCCTCCTGGCGGCGGCGATTCTCGGCCGCCGCCTGCTCGCCGATCTTGCCGAGCAGGCTGTAGCTGACCTTGGCGGGCAGCTCGCCCAAGGCCCGCAGCAGCAGGTTCACTTCCTCGTCGGTCAGGTCGAGGGTCATGCCTTGCCCCACGGGAAGTCGGGGCGGAAGGTCGCGGGCGGCACCTTGAAGAACGTGGCGATCTGCTGGGCGCGGAGCACCGGCAGCGGGAAGTTACGATCGGCGCGACAGGCCCGCTCCCACTTGTAGATCGACTGCGGGCGGATGCCGAGGTGCTTGGCGAGGACCGACTTGTTGTTGTCCTCGGGGGCCTGCTCGATGTAGTCCTCCAGCAGGTAGACGAAGGGGTGGCGCGTGATGCGCTTGCCCCTCACTTCGCTGGGCAGCTTCAGGATCGGCTGGCGTGCGCCAGGACCGGAGGTGGGTCTGATCTTCTTCACTTGTTGCCTTTCAGACGGTTGAGGATTGCGGACTGGACGTCGGCCTTGTCGGCCAGCGCTTGCGCGATGTCCTCATCGACCGTGTCCTTCATGGCGAGGTAATGTATCACCACAGGCTTGCTTTGACCCTGGCGGTACACCCGGGCGTTGAACTGAATGTGCTCCTCCAGGGACCACGTCAGACCGAACCAGCAAACCGAATGCCCGCCGGCCTGGAGGTTCAGGCCGTGGGCCACCGACGTCGGGTGGGCCAGCAGGACCGGGATCTCGCCCTTGTTCCAGCGGGCCACGATGTCGTCGGCTGCAGCACGCGGCACGCCACCGCCGAGGTACGGCACCGTGGCGTCCGGCAGCACGGTTTTCAGGGCGGCGCGGATCGCGTCCACCTCGTGGACGAAGGCGACCGCGACGAGGATCGGCGTGCCCTGCTGCTCCTCGACCAGATCGCACAACGCCGAGATCTTGTTGTTGTGCAGGAAGGTCGACTTGCCGTCGGCCTGATAGGCCCAGCCGTTCACGATCTGGCGCAGCTTCATCACCGCTGCAGCAGCCGTGACGGCGGTCAAGGTGGTGCCGTCCTTGGTCTCGGCCACCAGCTTGTCGGCCAGCTCGTTGTAGGTCTTGCGGACGGCCTTCGGCAGCTCGACCGGGATCACGTTGTAGGTGATCGCCGGCATCTTCAGGTAGTCCTCGGCCTGGAGCCGCAGGCTGATGTCGGCGATCTTGTTGGCGACCGCGACGTCCGAGCCAGGGCGGGGATGCCAGACGTCGACCATGCGGCCACCGCCGACGCGGATGGTCTCCGACTCCATGAACGCCTTGCGGAAGTAGGTGATGTAGCGACCGAGGCGTGCGCCGTCATCGAGGATCTGGACCTGCGCGAACAGGTCTTCGATCGACTGCGGGGCCGGCGTGCCGGTCAGGATGAGGCGGCGTTTAAACGACGGCAGCAGCTTCTTCAGGGCCTTGAAGCGCTTGCTCTGGGCGTTCTTGAAGCGGGTGCTCTCATCGACCACCAGCAGCGTCGGCTTGGTGCCGAAGGCGCAGACGCCGCCGATGACGGTCGTCAGCCAGTCGACCATCTCGGGGTTGATCAGGTACACGTCGGCCGGGGTCTGCATGGCCTTCATGCGTTGCTCGGGCGTGCCGTGGACGATCGAGACCTTGAGGTGCTTGAACTGGTCCCACTTCGCGATCTCAGCCGGCCACGTCAGGTACATCGGGCGGATCGGCACGACGACCAGGGTGGCCTCGATGACCTTGTGATGCTGCAGCACGCAATGGGCCGCCAGGGTGATCGCCGTCTTGCCCATGCCCGGGTCGAGCAGCAGGGCGAAGCCCTCGGCCTGGACGGCCTTGGCGATGGCGTTCTCTTGGAAGGGGAGCGGGTTGTACTGCACTTGGAACCTCGGGTTGGTGAGCCTCTATTCTGATGTAGCCCCGAGGTACAGGTCAAGCAGTATCTTGAAGTGGGCCGTGCTATCGATCACGGTGACGTGGAAACCAAGGGCCTCCAGCTCGGCGTGCCGGACCCGCTGGCGGGGTCGCAGGCGCTTCACCCCGGTGGCCTTGAATTCGATCGGCCAGAAGAGGTGCCCCGGCAGGATGAAGCCCCGGTCGGGCTCGCCCGTGATGCCGCCCTGGATCTTGATCGGCCAGCAGCCCCGCCGGATGGCGTAGGCCCGGCAGGCGGCCTCGATCGAGGCCTCCCTCACGGCAGCAGCCGGTAGCCCGCCCCGCCGCTGCCGGACGACTGGATCTCGCCCTTGTGGGCCATCCGGATCAGCATCTGCTTGGTGCTGGCCGGCGTGCCCTCGACGTGTACGGACACCTCCTTGGCGGTCATCCAGGCCCCGCCGGCATCGTGCAGCACCTGCAGGATCTGGGCATGCTTGCCCTGCATCTTGACGTCGGTGGTGGTCTTGTCGGTCACCTCCCAGCCGCCGCCGTTGGGCATCTGCACCAGCATCATCTCGTCGGCCTCGACGGCCTTGCCGACAAAGTGGAAGCGCCTGTACTTCAGGGCTTCCCTGCGCTTGTCGTCATCGATGCCCCGAAGGTCGACGTGATCCATCAGCATGTTGGTATGGGTCGCACCGGCCAGTCCCTGCGAGCCGCTGATCTTCGACTGCCAGTTCTCGTGGTTCCCTTTGTTGGTGTGATGCACCATCACGATGGCGACGTGGGGATTGCGCTGGACGACGAAGTCGGCGAACGCGCGAAGCGCGGCATAGTCCCGCGCATAGGCATTCACCTTGGCGTCCTCGGTCACCTCGTTGCGGACCCGGGCCAGCAGGTCCACGATGAGCAGCTCGGCACCCTCATCGATATGCCGCTGCATGTCGTGCTGCACGGTGATGTCGCCGCCCGACATCTCCATCGCGTAACGGATCTTCGCCTGACCGGGGGCGATGCCGTTGCCCTTGCGGATCAGATCCCGCTTCTCCCGCAGCAGCGCCGGCCACTCCTCAAGGTCGAAGTAGGAGACCTTCACCTGTCGCGTCTGGCGGCCCAGGAAGGGCCTTCCCGAGGCCACGCAGAGGCCCATCTGCAGGACGAAGTAGGACTTGCCCATCTTCGGCGGCGCGACCAGCAGGGTCAGCCCCGGTGCCAGGAGTCTCTCCACGAACCAGGGCGTGGGCGCGATGTCCATCGCGGTCAGCTCGTCGTCGGTGAATTCGATCGGGGTCCGGTTCGGCCTGGGCTCGAGAATTACTGGTGACGAAACTGCCTCGTCGGCAGGCCGGGCCATGTGGCGCAGCGTGCCCATCGTGATGCCCCCGCCGGCCTTGAATCCGGCCCAGAGCCGGGCGCACTTTCCCTCCTCGTACTTCACGCCCTCGGCGCTCCATGTATCCCAGAGGACCAGCCCGTCCTCGGCCCCGCCGGACGCGTCGTGGAGCGCCATCCCGACGTCGCGCCAGAACGGGTAGTCCATGTCGGGGTTGAGCACCTTCAGGCATTCGGTCGCCACATGGCGCTCGACCGGCCAGCGGGCCGCCGGCTTGCCGACCAGCCGCAGCTCGGGCTTCGATCGAGGGAGGTGCTTGATGTCCATCAGGTCGAGCACCGGCCCCAGGTCGGGCAGCGGGTCGGTCCCGGTGTTGAGCACCTTGCAGCCGAGCGCCATGTAGCGGCCGTGGCAGTAGGTCTCGACGTGGTCGCCCTTGAACGTGGGGATCTCGCCCCCGTGGCCGACGATGTGAATGCCGGTGCCGCTGATCGACACCTCGACGTAAGCCCCGATGTCCACGGCCTGCTGCATCAGGACCCGGGCCTCCTTGGTGATCCGGCCGGTCTCCGGGTTGCGGCACTTGTCGAGGTCGATGAACTGCAGGCCCCGGTTGATCGCGATGCCCAGGCCGGTGAACTGCCCGCCGCCGTTCAGGGTCGCCAGGGCGGCGTCGTAGGTCGCCAGCTTGGCGAGATCCTCGGGCGAGTCGAGGGTGCCGGATCTCGGTCGGCCGTTGCTGTAGTACGGTCTCTTGCTGCGGTGCAGCAACCACGCAGTGGCCTGCAGGAGCTGGGGGTTGATGGCGCGACTATGATTCGATCGCGAGCTGGAGGGCATAGCACGCTTCTTCCTTGGTAAGAGCTTGTGGCCTGGGTGATCGGTGATCCCCAGGCCATTCTTTTTGGTCACTTGCGGAAGCGTGGTGACGTGTCGACTTCGACCTTCAGAGGGAGGCCAACGGCCCACTTCGGCGATGCCAGCATACAGGCCTGGAGGGCCCGTCCGACCGCCTTGGCCCTACCCACGGGAGCCTCGGTGATGATCTCGTCGTGGACGTGGCCGATCACTTCGATGCCGGCCTTCTCGGCCCGTACGATCGCCTCGCGCAGCAGGTCGGCGCAGATCGCCTGATCGGCGTTCTCGGCCAGGATGCCGTGCCAGAGTCGGCCGGTCGGCCAGTCGGCACCGGCCTT